GGCCCGCCCCGCCTCACGGTTCAGAAAGCGCGACATCCAGCGGCCGACCAGCATGCCATCCAGATAAACATCCCCTTCGCCCGGTCCCTGCTGCGCAGCTGCTTCCGTGCGCGGCGCAGCCGGCGCGGATTGCTGCGGGGCCGGCAAATCGTCCGGTGCCGCCGCCGAACCCGCCGCATCTGTCGGCGGATAGGGCGAAGGGGCAGGGGGCCATGCCGGCGGCGCAAAATACGGCGCACCGGCGGCAACACCCGGTTCCGGAGCAGGCCACGGGAACGGCGCCGGTGCGCCAGCCTGCCCCAGGTCCGCCGCCGGAAGCCCCTGCGGCAGGTCCGCCATCCGCACCGGCGCGATCATCGCCGGCGGCGCCGCGGCGGCCGGCATGGCCGACTGTCCGGCCGGCGGTGTCGGCGAGACCGGCGGCGCAATCGGGACCGAAATTTCCACCTTGCCTGCCGCCCCCACAGTGTCAGGGGCCGTTGGTTCGGGGCCGCTCACGTCCGCCCGCACCGGCGCTGCCGGCCAGACCGGCGGCTGCTGCCCCGGTGACGCCGGCGGCTCCGCCACCGTCGGGGCGGCAGGCCGCTCGGGCGCCGCCGCAGCGGCGCCGGCGACCGTGTCGCGAACAGGTGCCGCCGCGCGCGTCTCGCCTGCCTCTTCCGTCAGCGTCACCGGCCGCGCCGGCGCATCAACCGGCGTCCCGCTCGCCATCGCCGCCTGCATCACGCGCCAGCCCCGCGGATCATCCCGCGCCGCCTCGTCCACACGCGCGTCGGATCGCGCCCGCCCAAACTCCGGATCGCCGCCCTCTGCCGCCGGGGCGGTGGCCGTAGCGGCCTGTTCAACCTCCGCCGGCCGCACCGGGGGCGGCGCCACCGCCGCGCACCCCGCCTCCCGCAGGCGCTGCACCGGGATGCCTGCCTGCAGGATCGCGGAAAACCGCGCCAGATCCTGCCGGGCGCGCTCCATGGACGCGGAAACGCCATCGTCCAAAGCCAGCGAGACGCCGATCTCATACGCGTCGCTCATCCGGCCTCCCCCCGCATCGTCGCCGCCACCGCCCGAGCCACCTCGGGCGCCACGGCGCGCGCAGCGTCCTCCAGCGGCGCCAAGGGCGGCACCCCCACCCGTCCGGTTTCCGCGTCAATCACCGCGCGAGACCGGCTGGCCAGGCGCAGCCGGTTTCCCTGCACGGACATCTCTAGCTCAGCCGGCAGGCCCCGCGCGGCCAGCGCCGCCTGCACCGCCTGCATCAGCCGCGCGCCGCCGGCCAGCAGGGCTGCGCTCAGCCGCGCTTCCAGCGTCGTGTTGCCCAATCGAACTCCAATCCCTCAAACCGGCCCATGGCGACCACCCAGGCCAGCCGCTCGTCCGCCGGCAGGCAGAACGCCACGTCAAACGGCACCCCGTTCCGAACCAGGTAGAGACAATCCACCAGATCGGGGTGCCCGCTCAGTTTCCCTGGGCGGCACTCCCGATCTGCGGCGCCGGGTTGGCCGCAAGCGCTGCCGCGGCCGCGGCAATGCCGGAATCACCCAGCCGCGCCACAAGTGCCTCAATCTGTCCCTCCGTCACCGGCGGCGGCACCGGAACGGAATCGATCATGCTGACCGAGGCCGCCAGCATCGCCATGCCGAGATACGCATTGTTCTGCGAAAGCACCGGCCCGATCGCCTTGAACAGTCGCAACCGGTCCAGCGCCGTCATCCGCCGCAGCGTCAGCTCCCGCCCGTCCGCATCGCGAACGCTCACCGTCGCTGCGGCGGCAGCGACAATCTGCGCGCTCGGGGAAACCGTCAAAGCCGCTGTCTCTGCGTCGCAAAGAATTCCAGCTTCTGCTTCACCGTGGAATCGCCCTTCCAGCTGCCCGCATTCGCCAGCTTGAACACCACATTGCTGTATTGGTAGGTCGATGTGGAGCCGTCCACCTCGGCCACATACTGATACACCGTTCCCGCCGGCATCGATCCTTGGTTCAGGAAGATCAGCTCGGCCGCCGCGATGAAATCATCCACCGTGCTGGTGCCGCGCTCCACCTCGAAACTGCCCTCCCAGCCCTTCGGCAGTTCCGCACCCATCGGGATTCCGTCCAGTCGGTCCAGCCGCACCGATTGCGTGATCTGCCGGCTTTCGAACCCGGTGACATAGGTCAGATCGACGCGACCCTGTGGACCCATCACCACAAGCTGGCAATCGCGCCCGATCGAAAAGGAATTGATCGGCATTGTGCTTTGTCTCCCTCAATCCAGGCGCCGCATGCAGGAAACCCGATCAGGAGGTGCCTGCAGGCAGCACCTGCCGCTGCACGATCACGGTCTGGCCGCCCTCTACATTGACGATGAATTTCTCGTTGATGCTCTGATACTGCACCTGCGCGTCGCTCTGCACGAACCCCAGGCTGGTGCGGCTCTGCGGATTGTTGCTGGTATCGCAGATCACCGAAAACGGCGGCGAACCATCCAGGCTTCCCAGCACACCCTGCGAAAACAGGTTCTGCAGGTAACTCAGCTGCGTGGACCGGATCTGCTGGAACAGGCCGCCATTGATCACCTGGCCAACGAACTGCCCCATGCCCGCTGCCAGCGTCGCCGCGATATAGTTGGTCAGCCTGGTATAATTGTCGCCGTCGATCGCCGGATTGGAGGACGTGTTGTGGCCGCAGCGAACACCCCAATACGCACCGCCCGGCTGCGGATTGCTGATCACGTCGATCCCGTTCTGGAACAGCACCTCCAGTTCCGCATCGCTGTAGGTGCTGGTCTGCCCGCTGCCCGGCACGCCGGAGCGCTGGGTGCCGACCACGCTATACAGCGGCTTGTTCAGGCTGGATTGCTCGGGTGAGAGGTTCGCCAGCCGGCCGGCCACAAAGCCCTGCGGCGAGATCAGCCTGGTCAGCCCGTTGGCCTGATCGTTCCAGAAGATCCAGTCACCGAACATCAGCTTTGCGGCGTAGGAATCCAGGCCCGCCGCCTGCTTGGTGGAAACCGCGTCGGCGATCGCATCGCCAGGCGGTCCCGTCAGGATCATATAGATTCCCTCGGAAAGCCCGAACGCCGCCTCGGTCGTCCATTGCGTCGGGTCCGACACATCCGCCAGCAGGCCGATGCCGCAGCCCTGGGACCGCAGCGCATACATGCCCGTCCGCGGCAGCGTATCCTGCCCGACCATTGCGGCGCTCGTCACGCCGCTCGCACCATCGCTGCCGCCGCTCAGCGCCAACGGTCCCTGGGCCGTCGGCACGCTGGCCAGCGCCGTGCCCAGCGTCGCCACCACAAGCTGCGATGGTCCGCGCAGCGGTCCGTTGCCAAGGTTGATGGCGTTCACAAGGGTTTGCCAGAACGCCGCCGGTGTCGGGGCGGGCAGGTTGGTAAACACCTCCGGCACCATCCCCGGCATGGCCAGAACCGCCTGCCACTGCCCCGCCGGCGCTGCCGGGCTCAACGTGATCGTGATGCCGTTGCCCAGCGATCCGGTGTAGCGGGCGCTCAGCAGCATGGCGAACGCGCTGCCCGTCGCCGCGATCGTGAGGCTCGCCGCGATATCGGTGCCGTCCGTTACCCGAACGCAGCGAAAATCCGTGGCGCCCTGCTGCACTGCAGCCGCCACCGCGGTGCCCATGTCATAGGTCCGCACCACAACCGGACCGAACGCGGCGGCATAATCCGCCATGGTGCCGATCGCCACCGGCTGGTTCACCGGTCCCCAGCTCGCGGTTCCCACAACGCCCACCACGTTCGTCGGCACGCCGTTCAGAACCAGGTTCTGCGGCGGCACGATCTGCACATACAGGTCCGGCACCACGAGTGACGTGGTGTTCAATGTGCCCTGCTGATATATCGGCATGCGTCAGTTCCCCTCCCGGCCGGCGGTTGCCTCGGCCGGTGCCTGTATCCGAACCACGTTCTGCGCATGCTCGCCGGTCTCGGCCGCGCGAATGCTCACCGTATCGGTAATCAGGTCGCCCAACGCATGCCGGCCGAACGGCCGCACCACCAGCAACACCGTCTTCATCAGGCGCTCTCCTCACGCGTAAATGATGGCGCCGGCCAAATCCACAGTGCCGAACAGCATGGATGGCACCGCCTGCCCAAGAGTCGTTCCATATTCGACATCATACAGCAGATCGCGGCGATACAGCTGCGCGTCCTGGTCATCGTCGAAGCTGGCGCTGGACCGGTAGCGCAGACGTCCCGCCGTGCCATCCGCCAGCGTCAAAAACGTGATGGCCGAAAGCGCGCCGCCAATCGCCGAACATACACTGTCCCGCAGCATCGGGCTGGGACACCAGGCAGAAACGCGAAACCCCTGTTCCTGGCGCGCCCATTCGGTCAGGGACTCGCCATCGCCCACCACACGCGCGACGATCGATGTCACGCCGGGCACAGTCACCGTGCTGCCGGACAGCCAGCACGCCATGCTGGCGCGCACGCTGTCCGCAAGCACCGCCGCCACCACCGCGGGCGTGTCGCCTTCCTGCCCCACATGAACAAACGCCTGGTTCGCCACGAGCAGGCCGGCGATCTGCCCCACGCCACCCACACCGCCAAACGTGGCCGACGATCCGTTCACCATCACCGTCAGCGTCGGCGCCCCCGGTGTCGTATGCACCGGCGGCACCCAGCGCGTGACATTGCGGGTCGCGCCCGGAATCGGAAACACGCTCACATTGGCAATGCCCGCCGCCATGTCCGCATCCAGCGATCCGGCCATGGGCCAGCCGCGATAGATGCGTACCGGCCTGCCTGTCAGGCTCGCGCCCGCCGCACCCGTTGGATAGACCGCCGTCGTCAGCGCATTGACCAGTGCCAACTCTACGTCGCTCAGGTCCGCCACGCTGCATCGCCCTCGTGCGGGGAAGGAAGAGTCTTCTTTTTCTGAAGAAAAAGAAGCAAAAAGACTTTTGCTTTGCTGTCGCGGACAGGGCGGCGGGCGGCGCCTCTAGATGCAGTTGTCGTCTTCACGCCGGGCGCGTAGATACAAATCCCACTCGCGCTCCAGCTCGGGCTTGTTTCCCGCCCATTCCAGAACGCCGTAGCTGTTCCGCTTCAAATCGGTATCCGGATCGAAACCATGCCGGACAAAGATCTCCCACCGGCCCAGATAACCGCGATTCTGCTTCGATCCATGGAACCGGTGCTCGATGATCCCCGGCAGCGCGCCCAGCCTGCCGTTCACATAGCGCATGGCGCGCTGTTGCCAGCGCAGCAGGTGCGCCTTGTAGGCGGCGCTGGTGCCGCCAGGCCAGCTTCGCTCCACCAGGCCCGCCATCGCCATCGCCATGTGATGGTCGGCGCTGCCCATGCCGGCCAGCTCGAACAGCCCGCCGGTCCAGTCCAGCATCTCGCGCCGACAGGCCCAGAAATACCCGCTATGAGGATAATCCGCGTATCCGCCATCGAACTTCCAGAACCGCCTGGACCCGGCAACCAGCGGCGCC